AACCGCTTTGCCCATGTTGGCAAAGATACAACAGGAAGCAAAAGCTATGAAAGAAGCAGATATATTTGAATCATGGGCTGCCAGATTGGTAGAAGGAACCTGGGCCTTGCCCGACACTCCGGAAAAGATGACCGAACTCAAAGCCTGGTTCAGCCAGCCACGACCCTTGGGCCCTGACGCCGAGAATGTCACAGATGTGTTATATCCCTTGCTGGGCGATGATGCATTGTATGATCAACTTGCAGCCATGGCCGACGAAGACCCTGATGCAGATGCTATTCCACTTGTTCAGGCCTGGGTCATTCGCAACAAAGATCAGAGTCCAGAACTATCTGAACTGGCAGTGAGTTTTGAAACTACAGCACCTGCTGCTCCGCCTGCTCCAGCCGCGCCCGCTGCACCTGCAGCCGCTGCGCCACCCGCTGCTCCGGCGGTACCAGCACCTGTGGCTGAAAATCTTAATGCGTTCCGTAGACTAGCAGGTATGTCTGAGTCACTGGTAGACCAATCATCGGATGAAACTATGGATGATCCTGATCAGGATGACAAAATAAGAAATTTCCAGAAGATTGGACAACCAATGGATGTAGAAATCGGGGGCAAGCGTACAATCACTGACACAGGCAACGGCAATCCTGATTTCCAAGAGAGAATAGCCAGTGTTACAGGGCCTGATGGTCAAGGCATGTACAGGGTCCGTGTCATAAACAATAATGATATCTCTTCAAGTTACCTTACAAAAAATCCTCCACGCAACCCACAATTTTTTGGGAAAGATGTAGACGAAGGTGACAATCTTGAGACCTTTGAAGACATCATCCGCTTGTCTGGCGCACCTATCAACGAAAATGTGCTGAATGATTCTGGATCCACACTAGATTACATCATAAAAACATACCAACGTGATGTCAAAGACTTTGTGCAAAACGGTGACATGAGTGAACCGCTGTATGATGCATTGTATGATTACTATCAGGATGACATGCCGTACGGTGTTAAAAAAGCTCGCACCGGTGATCCGTTCGAATGGATCGGCGAGCGATTCTATAATGATCTACAGGGCTCGGACATGGTTGACGAGGGTGGAATCACATTACGCACAGGTGACAATGGCAATTTAGAACTAGATCCTACTGGACATACTATTGAGAAGCAAATGGCATTGACCTCGACTCCGGGACCCGCATACACAGGACCCACTGCTGGCGGAGCTCCGACTAATCTTCCTGCGGGTATCAATCGATTGACCGGCAAACCCAATCCGCCAGAGGCACCCAGGCCATCAGCAGCACCAGAACCTGCGGCAAAATCAGATGGTCCTACTCCATTACAACAACATTACGAAAAAAATCCACTTGTTAGAGGTCTGACACCGTCAGTAAACGAATGCAACTACACAATGGAAAATCGATACTGCCCAAAGCATGGTCTTGAGGACTGTGGAACCATGGGCATGTTTGAATCTGACCTAGCAAGAATAAAATCTCTTGCTCAAATAAAATAAGGAAATATCATGCCATTAGCAATAACAACCCTTCCAGCCAATGCACCGGCTGTAGCCGACACACCGGAGTTCAAAGAACTACAGAAGCAACTTGGTGAAGCCAAAGCCATAATTTCTTCAATTGACCAACAGATCCTTGCTATAGAAGCAAAGATGAAACCAAACACTGCCAAAGGTGCATTCATACCCGAAAGCCCAGGACAGCCGTTTGTGACTGCGCCTCCTCAAGGTCAAAATGATGGAGATCTCAATGAGATGCTGCGGATCGCAGGTTTAAGAAATTGAACAACTTGATCACAAAAAATATTCCATAATCACACAAACGACATAAATAAACTTGACACAGAGACAACAAGCGCATATACTGCAAGGGTGTTTGCGCTTTTTCATTTGTGGCACAGGCAACACAATCTAAATCATTAGATAGGCATTTTACATAGGCAACTTTATAGGAGAAAAAACTATGGCAACTTTAGCAGAAATCAGAGCACGACTACAGGCAGCAGAGACAAAAGGCAAATCCGGAGGCAGTGGCGGTGAGAATCCCATCTACCCACACTGGAACATGGAAGAAGGCCAATCCGCAACTGTCCGATTCTTACCGGACGCAAACTCCAAAAACACATTCTTCTGGGTGGAACGGGCCATGATCCGACTGCCATTCAACGGCGTCAAAGGAGAGATGGATTCCAAACAGGTCATGGTGCAGGTACCATGCATGCACATGTGGAACGAAACTTGTCCAATCCTGTCCGAGGTCAGTCCTTGGTTCAAGGATCCCAGTCTTGAAGACATGGGTCGCAAATACTGGAAGAAACGCAGCTATGTGTTCCAGGGCTTTGTGCGTGAGAACCCCATCGCTGACGACAAGACACCGTCTAACCCAATCCGTCGTTTCATCATTGGACCACAGATCTTCACCCTGATCAAGAGTGCGTTGATGGACCCAGAATTGGAAAACTTGCCCACAGACATCATGAGTGGTCTGGACTTCCGTATCACCAAGACACAAAAGGGCGGCTACGCAGACTACAACACTTCAAAGTGGGCTAGAAAAGAATCCGCACTCACTGAAGAAGAACAAGCAGCCATCGAAACACATGGCCTGTTTGACTTGAGCACATTCTTGCCCAAGAAGCCCACTGATGTGGAACTGCGGGTCATGAAAGAAATGTTTGAAGCATCAGTTGATGGCAAGGCATTTGACATGGAGCGTTGGGGTCAATACTTCCGCCCTGCTGGTATGCAAGCACCAGCCGGTGCTGCCGCAGCAGATGTGGACGAGGATGTTCCAGTGGTCAAAGCAGCACCTGCAGCCAAAGCACCTGTGGATGCGTTTGAAGACGACGATACTCCTGTGGCAACAGCACCAGTGGCCAAGCCAGCAGAAGGCAACAAGAAAGCCGAGGACATCTTGGCCATGATCCGTAGCCGTCAAAACAAGTAATCGGATGTTGGTAAAGTTGGTCTGGGAAAATACCGGAGATGAAATCACATTCATTCCTACGTTCCCAGATCTGCTTGATTACTACATCAACCATCTAAATCAACAAAACTTAAATAAATTTTTCTATAAAGAATCAAAGGTCGATCATAGCATAGGTGAAGAACTTCAACGATGTTTGGCATCTATACAATCTTTATCAACAAAAATTCCAATGGAGATTGATGATTGGTCTGGTGATGTATACGATCAAAAGTATTTGAATAAGTTGCATAAACAATGGGTCAAGACCGGAATCAGATATCCTAATTTATCAAATCTACTTAAATCTATGGGTAACAAAGATGTTGATTTTCGAAATATCAATGACACTATACATCTTCTAGAAAAAAGTTTTGTCTGCAGGTACATCAACTACAAAGATAATCCTTGTCATATTAAAAATATTTTTGGAAGAAATATTTTAAGTTTTGGCACAACTAATCTCATGCTTGGGTTTGATGATCTAGGAAGATCAAGTTGGAATAAGTTTATCAACTGGGATAACAATATTGTTGATACTGACACCAATGATTTTGAATGTTTAAGCGGCCGGATAGAGTTAAATTTAAACCGTCCACTAACAATAGATCCACCCATTGACTATGTGAATTGGTGTCAAACGCATGGTGTTCCGGCAGCAGGAAAATGTATCAGTTTGGGAAATATAGTTGATCTTGATCGAGATCTATCACAAATTAGGAAAATTTTAGTTCGTAATATACATGAACAAACTAACACATTTGCGTTTAAAATCTGTTCTTGAAGAAGATTGGATCATGCAATCAAGTCGTCTCTCATGGTTGCAGTTGCATCTCTCTATTCCTGTGGAGAAAATTTTCAACGTCGTTCAAAATTAAAACCAGGAATGGTTCAACAAAGCTATGAACAAAATTTTTATAGTTGACATACATAAAAATCCTGGGCTATTGAAACTTACCGAAGTCAAATTGTTTTTTGACGATAAGAATCAAGGAGTAGACTGGGCATATGATTGTGAAACAGTGGATAGCATTGAGCAGATACCCTCTTCTGCTGGCATTATTATCAACAGTGGAGAAATAGTCACCACAGACTTTAGAGAGAAATTTTATAAGGTCAATACTCTGATTGATTGCAGAGGACATAAAGATCTTATACAGTTCACTCCGGAGTATAACTACGATATGAGAACTCGCTCACCATTTGAGCAGGGCAGTAAACAGTTGTATGTTTTGGAAAATCTCTATAAAGTAATTCTGAGATCAAAGAAGTTGGTATACTTAGAAAATACCGAATCATACCAACCTAGATCAGTTACATCAGATCATTTTTATGGCCTGGCCAGTGGATGGAAAAGCGTACAACTTGTTCGAGACATTGGATTGAAATCTTTGAAGAGTATCACGGTGTTTGATCGGTGTGAACGTCAACTGGAATATCAGAAATATTTACATAGTTGTCCGACTTTACCAGAATCGATCAACATAGATACTCCTATATGCGGAGAGTACAATCCTCCTGCTGATCTCATAGAGTTTTGGCCAGATTGGCATGACGCTGATGTAAATTTTGAAATACTTGATTTACTACAGATACCAATCTTTCCAGAAAATAGTTTTGTGTGGATCAGCAATGTTTTTAGGTATGAACCTACTATTTTTGAAATGGGTTGGCAGATTTGCAAATCTGCCAAAGAGAGCTTGTTTAAAATAAACAACTCGTGTATAATAATTGAATCATAAGGAAACTA